ACTGATTGCATCCAGCGGATCTGCTGCTGCGGCTTTGATCGCTGTCCATGTCGCCACCGCGTTATCCTGGACGTCAGTAAACAGATCAGAAATTGCCGTCAACGCCGGAGCAAAAGCCTGCATCAAAAACAGCTTCAACTGGTTCCACTTGATCTCGATCTCAAGCGCGGCAGCACGCGCGTAATAGCTTATGTCATCCCAATTGCGGATGATCAAAACAGCCGCTGCGGCCAGAGCAGCAGCAATACCTGCCGGAGTGGTCATAAATGCCATCATTGCCGCACTAGCAGTAGCAAGAGCAGACAAAAAAGCAGGCCCGAATGCAACCAAAAGCGCAGCACCAACAGCAGCAGCACCAGCGGCTAGTATTTCAAGATTGTCAGTCAAGAAAACAATTGCAGCAGATGCGGCAGTCACGGAGGCTGTAAAAATACTCAATCCACCTTTATTTGCTAATGCGATGAAAAGCGATGTCACGTCTCCTTTTAAATTACTTAGTAATCCCGGCAAGCGCTTCATCTGATTTTCCATTGCGCCAGCAAAATTGACATCGCCGATGTTTCTCAGGTATTGGGTGATTTCCTCTGCATTCTTTCCGACTGTCGTTGAAACTTCCTGAAAAGTGAAAGTTACTGTATCAGCCTGCTGTTTTGCTCTTATTCCGAATTGCTTCAGCCGCTCGAATTCCATCGTGGACGCATCAGCGACAGCTTCGATCATCTGCTCCAGGCTTGTCCCCAGAGCGGCAGCGGTGTTGCCGTAGGAAGTCATCGCCTTTTCGGACGGGTCAAGGCCGAGATTCTTCAGCCTTATAAAAGCGCCAATCGATTCCTCTATTGTAAATGGAGTGGTTGATGCAAATTTAATCAATTCATCGAACTTGCTATTTGCAGCATCAATTGATCCTGTTGCAGTGACCAGTGCGCCTTTGAAGCCTTCGATGTCTGTAATCGTGCTGGCGAATGACTTGCCAAGTGCCGCAACGCCCAGCGCAGCCATTACCGAACCGACACCAGCAATTACAGTCTTCAACCCAGAAAATGAATTCTTCATTCCTGTGGTCGATTGTTTTACTTGGCCCTCTACATTTTTGCCAGTATGACCAATGGCCGCAATATCGTCATTAGCCGCTCTGACTTCGCGAGTATCGACTTTAATTTGTATGGTTGCCAGATCCATGTCGATCCTTTATCACGATGCTGCGCAGTGCAGACTTGATATCTTGTGAGATTCTTTCTTTTTCCTTTTCACTTCTATACGGCGCAGCACAATCAACGTTATCGTATTTTACCACACCGTTGGCATAGACTGCCGACAGCCGCTTGATAGTCTCTGCTTCCCATGATGTTAGTTCAGTCTTGGTGCTGATCATAAAGCTGTTCAGTTCCTGCCAGGTTATCCCATAGACGCCGGAACCACTGCTCATCGCTACACCTATCCTGCTCAGCAGGCTTATCAGATAGCCAAACGGCTCCACATCTGGAAACCGCTCGGCTATCTCTTCTGATTGCAGGTGAGTCTGCCTGGACTGCTTTTGATCTTTTGCTCGCGTGTTCATCCATGCCCATTGCTCGACATAGCTGAACAGCAGAGCCTCTATCCTAAAAAATAGTTGGCTCGATCAGCCGCTGCCTCTATCAACTGCTCCGCTATCCATGCACGCTGCTCGTAAAGCATCAGCGCATTTTCTCTAGTGCACTTCAGCGATTCGCCCTCGTACTGGATATTATCCGACCATTTAGTTGTACACTCTGCCAATATTTCATACAGAGCAGACTCCAGAACAGCGCTCGGAACTTTGCGATCTTTGTACCTGTTTGCATTGCGAGTGTTGATTCGCTTTGCTACAGATTGCCAGGTCGCGCTGTCTTTACCCAGTACAGTGATCACCAGGTTGTCGCCGTTTTCGTCGGTCAGATAATCGCCGGTTGCAGGATGTTGAAGCCTGACTTCAATGCCTTCATCGGCGGCGGATTGCAGGTCGATATTAGCTAAGTCCATATATCACCTTTAGGCAGCGACGTTGACAGGTGCAGTCGTCAGCTCCAGCGTAACACTGTCTGACTTGATGCTGTCCACGTTGCCAGGATTGATTTGATAACCCATCACCAGGCCGGTGAAGTAATCATCTTCGCCGTCAGGATAGGTAATCTTGATGCTGATTTCAGTGTCAGCAGTGTGAGCAGTTTTCAGCACGCCTTGACCAGTATCAGCGACATCAGCCGCAAAATTCAGCGTCAGAGAACCGTCGTTCACCGAGCCTTTTCGCTTGACTACTCGACGTTCACCGAGCGGCATGTGAGTGATCAGGTTGTAAACACTGCCGAATGCCGGGATTTCGGTGATCTCGCCGACAGGCGACCAAGACAAAGCGCCATAACCGGCAGCGTCATAAGTGGCCGGCAGCGATGCGCTTGCGCTCAAAGTAGTACCGGCAGAGGTTTGAATAGCCATGTTGTAAACTCCTATAGTTTATTGCGCAGCAGCTCTGATGTTACTTTCGAGCAGCTTGTTAAATTGTTGGACGTTCTTTCTCACCCACCCGGCTGGCGCTTGATCAGACCAACCTTCAAACTCAAGTCGGTATATGTAATGTAGATTATTGGTAATATAGAAAATATCACCCACTGCAACCGAAACAGATTCATTGACCTCGGCAATCTTTTCGCCTGACATCGACCCTTGCCTGGTGCTATCGACCGATTCCGTCGTTCTGTATTCCGGAGAGCCGACACTGACGAACCAATTATTCTTCGCTCGGCCAGTATCGACCGGCGTGCCTTTTATGATCCCGGTGCTGACTTGGAAAAGTGTCGCGCGTACAGCCTGGCTCATGATTGACCCAATGTGCTGCTCTACTTTTTGCCAATCCGACTCAAAGCTCATGCAAAAGCCCGCCAGTAAATACTTATCGGTATAGCAAACTGATTATCAATAATCAGCGGCGAATTGATGACGGTTTTCGTAATCTTTGTCATTACATTGTTATAGGTATACTCGGCACCCCGCGGGAAGTGCAGTGCAACCAGCCTTGCCTGTTCCTGCGCATCGAATCGCCTTGTGCCTCTATCTGCAATCACAGTGACCTGGTAAATGCCTTCATAATCGTCAGTGCTTGCGTGCGATATACCTACTGCGTCCTTGATATTAGGCAGGAAGTTTTCGCGCAAATAGATCGTGCCAGCAGTCGGAGAATAGATCGTGTTCTCCCAAGCAATCGGTGGTGATCCAGCGACCTGGATCAGCGCCAGCCTGGAAGATAGAGCGGTATTGATGTCTTTCTCTGCTGCGCTCATTCTCGAATCTGGCAAATATATATAACATTCGTTCCGGCTGGATTTATCGGCGAGACAGTCATCACCCGATAAGTCTTGCTATTAGCCTGCACCTTCCAGCCTGCCTGTGGCTCGCTGCTGACATTATTGGCGATCAGCTTTAGATCGCTTGTCAGTACACTCTGCCCGTCAATCTCTGCTGCCCGGAAATTTAACGTCACGCCATACCCAGCAACATTAGTCGTCGATCCTGCTGCACTAACAACACCAGTTGCCGGATTGATTACTTGTCCTGACGTATAGCTAAACGTAATCGCCTGGCCATTATCTTGCAGCATACTGGCCGCGATTGATTGCAGGTGCAGGTAATTGATCGCCATGGATCTATGCCCGAATCACCGTAAAACTATTCCCCATCGTGCTGCTGGTCACCAGCTTGCGCATGATGTTCCCAATGCTGCGGATTACAACAGACGGAGCCGCATTATCCATGTACTCAACCTCCAGCACATCGACTTTTTCGCGCTTTACTGCTCGGCTCAGATTCGACAGCGGATCATTGCCACGCATGATCGATATAGCGATCGTAATCTGCGCGTCTTTGACCAGTTGCGGGATTTCGTCAGACTCTTCTAGATAACCGTCGATCCACAGATCAGATCGCGGGAATTGCAGCGGCTGAGTCTCTATGTATTTGATGCCTTTGAACGGTTGCTGCTCGAAATAATCCATCGCCTGGATTAATAGCTCGGACTCATCACCATAGGTCGAAACGATCGTGATATTCCTGTCGGCGCAGAATTGCGTAAACTCGGCAACAGTCACATAGCTGTTGGCTCCAGACACAACCGTGCCATCCTCAACAATTATCGTTGCCATGATCCACTCCGAATGAAAGTAATATGATGGCGGGCCACAATCGCAGCCCGCCACCATGATGCCGATTAGCCCAGCAGTACTGCCATGTGTTCAGGCTTGATAGCCGACACACCCCAGGCCAAAGCCACTTCAAAGTGAACCTGCCTGTACTCTTTGTACATGCTCACCTCGAAAGTGATGCCAGAGCGCGGGTCAGTCATGAGCATGACATCCTCGGCCAGATCGCCCTCGATGGGTCGAGCCGGAGCGCGAGTAACCAGGACGATGGAGGAGCGGTTGAACGCCATGTTGGCAGCATAGCTGTTGCCAACGGTGACGGCAGTGTTATCAGCAACAGCGGCCTTGAGGCCAGGCGCGGCGATGGTGAAGGAACCAGCAGACAGCGCGCTGGTCACCAGGTACTTGTTGCTGTCGCCAGCAAAAGTAACAACGTCGCCAGCCACGATGGTGCCGGAGCCAGTGTCTACGCTGATAGTGGTATCACCTACAGCGGCAGCGGCATCGGTCTGGTAGCTCGCGCCAGTGCCTTTCGTGTGGCCGTTGACCTGAGCAGATTCGCGGATATCCATGCCAGCAGTAGACAGCAGCACGCCTTGGCGCAGCAGCGAGTCATTGCCTTGGATATCAACGCGGCTTTGCAGGCCCAGCATCTTGGCACCAGCAGCAGAACTCACGACCAACTGATTGCCGGTCAGCGGAGCGCCGTTGTCTTTGAGGATTTTCAGAGCCTCGGCGGCATCGGTGAAGTCACCGGCTGAGCCAAAAGGAGTAGTGCCAGCACTACCGTAGGCGCGGGATGCAGCAACGTACAGATCAGCAATGTCCGATTCGACCTCATTGCAGAGAGTGCGCATTGCCTGTGCAAACTGATCGCGCAAAATGTTGTTGTAACCAGGCCCGCCAGCATTCATGCCGCGCTGCTCTTCGCCGTTCCATCGGATCGGCACGCCACGCGACTTGCTGATGCTGACAGTTTTATTGGTTACAGTCTGGTCACCAGTATCTGGAGCCTTCTGCGCCGGAGTGATATCAGCAGCAGATGATGCCGGAGCAACAGCACTGCGGATCGTCTGACCTTTAGCAGCTCGCTCGGCATTAGCGTCGAGAGTAACAGACGGAATAAAACCGACCAGTTCGCGCGATACAGTATCAAGCGCTTCGTACAGGTCGGGAGTCAAGTTGGTAAGAGTGTTAGCCATGTCAAATCACCTTTGTCAGTCCTGAATAATTCCTCCGTTTTTGACAAAGGCCATTTTGCGGTCAGCAGGTAGCTTGTCAAAATCGGATCGTGAAATCTGTTTTGCAGCCCCGCCGCCAGCCGAACTCGATGCGCCACCCCCAGTAGCACTCGAGCCATCAACTAAAAATGGGAACTCCTTTCTGAGGTGTTCCATCAGCGCGCTCGAATCAACTTCGATGCCGCCGACTAAAAATTGTACGCGCTCCCCATCATGTCGAGCATATTTTGCAGCATAATCGGCGAGAACCTGAGCGCGTTTTGTGTCGCTCTTGGCAAGCTGGTTGCCGATGCTCTGAGCCGATGAATCGATCTCTTTCTGCCGGATTCGATTGGTAAAATCCTTCAGCTCGCTATCTTTCTCCGCAAGTTTTTGCTGCGCTTGCTCCCACAGAGTTTTGAACTCGCCTTTTTCTTTCGCTCTTTGCTCGTCCTGCTCCGCTTTCTGCTGCTCGATCTCGCGAGCCTTTGCTTTCGCGGCTTTTGCCTCGTCCATCAACTGCTGAACTTTGTTCTTCAACCCGCTCAAATCCTCACTAGCCTGCGGAATTCCAGCGACCTTCAGCACATAGCCATCGTCGCTTTGTTCGTACAAGCCCCGGTGCGATTCGTCCAGGTCGTCAATATTTTCTACCTTGTATTGCAGCATCTAGTACCCCGTACTTGCTTGTGTGGCCCAGCCACAGATTGCATTATAACAGATAAATTCATCTGTCAACATTATATACCAGCACGTTCAAACGCGACCGGCTCCAGCAGTCTTAACTCATCCAGCGTATACTGCACGCCGACATCGTCAGTAAACTTGTCCAGCGACAGCCCTCCAGCCTTGAACAGTTTCTGCCGCTCTGCACCCAAAACCGTGACTTGGAATGCTTCGCTCTGATCTCTAAGCCAGCCGCTGTACGTGCGCTTTGCCGATATTTGGCCGGTAAAGTCAGATCCTTTGCTCGCTCTGGTGCCCTCTAATCCTGGCACTCTGAACTTTTCTTGCAGAACAGGAACTCTGGTCGATCTGCACCGCCAGTGCCGCGGCGTTGTCGGGCCCTCACCGAAATTGAATATATTGCCATCCAACGCGGCGCATCCAATAGTAGTCCTATCATCCAAGACAGCGACCCACTCCTCGCCTTGCAATATGTCGTTATTGGCTATATGGGTTTCTTTGCGAGCCTCGCCCGATATGTGCTGGATAGACGTCCTCACCAGCGATTCAGCCTGGCTTGCCTGACGCTTGCTGACATCCTTAACCCGCTTTGCCAAAACGGAAACAGGATCGCCATTTATAAAGCCTGTCTGAATAACCCTCAATAGCTCAGCCGACTTTCTCTGGCTGAATGTTCTGACGGCAGAATCAATCGTAAGCTCCTGCGTTGCCTTTCCTGAGTGCAGCACCATCGGCCTGGTAGTAACCAGTGCACGTAATAGCTCGCTTTGCGGTAACGTAGCCTCAACCGTTGCGGCCAGGCTTATCGTCTTGACAGCAAACTCTGCTTCATACTCTGCAAAATCACCGATATTCGACAGCACGCCGGAGCTGATTTTTCTCAAAGCGTCATCGATCAATTCCCGGATATCTCTCAGTTCTGTTGATAACTTTTGCGCCTGCGATAACGATTCTGCCCGGGCCAGCTTCACTTCGACATCGCGCACCAGCTCGGTCAGATACTTCAGCAGATCCTTCACCTGCCCGCCAGCGTATCGCTGCACAAATATCTGATGCTTTACGCTCGCATCAAAAACAAAATCATTGGCCGACATTACAGCGGGCTTTGCTCGTCAATCTGCGCCAGTATTTCATCAGGCATCAACTCCGACTGAATCCAACCGGCATCCTTAAGCCTGCGCACAATATCAACCTTCGGCATCACGCCAGCATCATAGCCTTGAATCATCGCCATGATCTCCTGCGGCGCCAGGTCATCCTGCCAGAAATCGCTGTTTAGCTCGAAAACTATCTCAGGCTCCTGCAAGCCGACAAAACGGTAACAGTCATATAGTGCGCTCGTAAATGCCTCGTCCAGGTTTCCAACCAGAGTATCCAGCATCGAATTCTCCGACGCCGACTGAATTCTGGCCTCCTCGGCTGTCATCTGTGCGCCAGCTTGCCGTCTGATAATCTTTGCGCCGATTTGCGCCATCATGACGGCTTTGTGTTCCATTTCATCTTTGATTGCAGATGCAGGATTCAGCTGCAACAACTCTGCTTTGCCGCCCTCACTCAAAATAATCCCAGCATTCTCCCCGACAGTGATGCCGCCAGGATTGGCCGTCATGAATTGCTCCGGTGACATGTCAGTTGATATGACAAGCGTACCGCCACCATGGATTGATAGATTGTTTTCGTGGTCTGCCGAATTGCGAAAGTGCCCGATATTAATCCTGGCAATGTCGTACAAGATTGGATCATCTACAGACGGCAGATTATTACTGCTGCCAACAAAGTAAAACGGGATGTAATCAAACGGCTGACCCGAATAATCCCGAACAAGTATTTCGTCGGATATCGGGTCATTGTCTTTGTCGTATAGCTGCTGGGTATATCCGGACTCACCAAGCCTCAGCACTCGATATTGATCCTGATAGTCCCAGGAGAACTCATCGTAGTGGACGGGAATCTGCTCCTTCAGCACCAGCATTCCCAGCTTGCGCTTGCCGTTGACGATATGCACATGCCAGTTGATGATCGTTTCAGCGGTATAGGTTGCTATGTGTGGTTGCAGGTCCAAATTGCGGATCTGCTCTAATGTCATGCCATCCTCAATCGACGGATAATCCACCAGCATACCGAACCGGCCCGTCAGCATAACTTCATCGGACGCATACTTCGCCAGAGTAGTCAAAGATTGCCCATTGCCGTCGGCATTGTCCATGACAAACATCAGATCATCCGGCAGTTCGATTCGCGGATCCAGCCGAAAGATAGCACCACGCAGACCAGCAAGAGTGCGCCCGGTGTAGTTGGTATAGATCGCCTTTTCCAGCCTGATCTGCCACTGATGCTCATCCTCGTGCGTGCGCCTCGGGATATAGTCTCTCGACTCTTTTACCGTCAGTCCAGATGCCGCTTGCCTGGTCAGCTTCCACTTCTCCAGCGCTTTGTCGTACTCTCTGTTGGTGTCTGATACAGGCATAACAGCCTCGCTAAATACTGAAATTGACCGGAATATAGGCTATCGGCTTTTCTATCGGCATCTCGTACGCTATCGGATATGTCGCCGCATCAATGGCGTGATCTAATCCTGATCGCTTGTCCGGCTCGCCGTTTTTGTCGTATGCCAGTTGCTCGAAAGACTCTGCAAGTACCTTGCAATTCTGTATGTTTAAGTATAGCACACCATGATCGAAGGCCGAATTAGTAGCCATAACCCGATCTTTGATTGCAGGATTGGATTTCTTGGCTCTGACCAGGAACCCGGCTTGCTCCAGCAGCGAGATATCGCTAGTGGACGCGTTCACTGTTTTCCTGGCTCTGCCGCTGGCGTCCGGATAAATATATATCGCATGACCAGGATACTGGCTTTTGATTGTCTCTATCATCGCCGGAGTATCATACATATCGATAAGCTCGCGGACTGCGTGCCAGTGATCGCCGCGCCTCACATACACAATCGCGCATTGCCGGGTCACGTTAAAGTCGCATCCGATAAACAGCGGCTCGTTGCCTCTGATATCTTCCTGGCTCGCGTGCACTTTGCGGTCAAAGCTCGCGTACACCGTGCCGTGCGTGAGATTGACGAAAAGCCCGTCTAGATATGCCGACAGCAGAGCATCAGGATAGATATCCTTCAGCGAATCAATATAGCCAGCAGGCAGATACGGATTGCTTTCTGTCGGAGCCTGGATTATTTGATATCCCGCCTTCGGCTCCCGCTTCCAGGTTTCATAAACGAACTTGAAGCCCTCCGGCGTGGTCGTCACTCCGACCGTGTTTTCTCCGCTGGCTTTGTGCTGACGGTTTCGGGCCATCACCTGGCGCCATACGTGGGCAGCGTCATCTTTCTTGAGAGTGTCCAGCTCATCGATATCGGCGTCAGCGTGTTCATAGCCGATAATCCGGTGCGGGTTTTCCATCGACCGGAAGAATATTGTTCCGTATCCCTCTATCGCAATCTGGTTGAGCGGTGATTTTTGCAGCTTGTATGGGATGGCCAATTCGGACAGTGTCTGCTCGAACCGAGGCCAGGCGATCATTCGGATTAGGTCGTATGTCGGCTCGTAGAATCCACGGTTGTGCCCAGGATTGCGCAGAATGCCGAAAATAGATCGGAGGATGGCCGCTTCAGTCTTGCCAGCCCCGAATCCTGCAACAAGAGCAGGATACTTGGCGGTGCTGGTCATGTAGTGATACTGCGGGACAGTTGGACTAATCGACGCCATCTGGCTTGATTATATTGATGGTAATCGGCTCCTGCTTTCTTTCGCCTCTACTGCCGTCGTCTGTCTGGCCAAGCCATTGTTTGCCAAGCCAGACAAGCATACCGCGGTCGCCGTCCATTGCCTGGCTATATTGCTTTCTGCGGAGAGATTGTTTGCCAATTGCACTCTTTTCGGAAAAGTACTCCGGAAAACTGACGCCATGATCTTCGTGGCATCTGAGGTTTAAGGTGTCGTAGGATATGCCAAGTATGTATGCTTGTTCTTCGCCAGTGCAGTGTATTTCGCACATTGCGTCAACCTGATCCCAATCGACTGAGATCTTTGGTCTGCCGCCTTTATTGATTGCAGTATCTAATTCCATGTGCTCCCCGAGCAACTATTCGCCCGCCCAGCAGGCAAAAAAACTGGCGACCTCATCAGCCGCCAGAAACACCATGAACTAGACGCATTGTATCACAAAAACGGCAGGAAATTGCAATCAGCAACTACGCCCCCCCCATTCATTCAGCGATTGAGCAGTAGACACTGATAGTGCCTGATGTATAAGCCGATATCCTGGCGCGAACGAATCCTAGTGTATCGCTGTTGGCTTTGTCGCCATCTGCGGTGAAGGTTTCGAGCGTCGTAGCAGACTGATCCTCGTGAGTCTTGTACTCAATAAGCACGGTTGCAGTAGTGATGCCGCTTACGCTGAATACCTTATCTTTCGGCAGCCGGAACCATTCGCTGGTAGCTACCTTTTCCTCGCCTGACAGCAGCGTGATTGTGCGATTGCTGCCGATGGTTGTATATGACATTGTTTTGTCCTCAAAGTAAAACGTTAGCAGGCGTACTCACCGACGCCGGATCAATTAGCTCGATGCCTTGAAATACCTTTCCAGTCTCTG